AGGTGTTTGAAATTCGTTAGTTGGAAGAAGAATCATGATAGTTCAAAAAATTAGATAGTCCGTCTTCAAGGATAGTTTTTTGCTTCATACCTCTCATAGTACCCATATCTTCAATTTCTTTAGATACAGCTTTCTCGGCATCAGTAAGCTCCTTAACCAAGCTAGGAACCTGCTTTACAGCAGTCATAACTTGGCCTATATTAAATACTAATTTACCATTAGCATCTTTCTCAGTTAAATCTATAGATCTAAAGGTATTGCGAATATTATCAATAATGACCCTAGTATCTTGTAACAGTAACGACGAGGATGTTGTAGTAAGGTATTTATAGAGTTCTATAGCCTCTAAAACCTGCTTATCAGGCTTCCAGTCAGCATCTAAACCTATACTATCCTTAACTCGTAAATCTCTATCTGCCTCTATAATTTCAAAGGAAAAGTCTGACCTAGGATCATACATAAAGTATAAATAAGCTAACTCTTTCATAGCCTTAGTCTTCTCCTTAGTTCTATCCCTATCTACAAGTCGCTTAAAGGGACGTAAGGCATATGCCTCATCAGAAATCTTTAAATTATAGTCTTTATACGTAAATAGTCTCATACTAAAAAAGCTCCCTACTTGTGATAGGGAGCGTTAAATTAACATACAAGTTTCTTAGCCTTGGGAGGTGTAACCTCAGTTACTTCCCAATCAAATTCATCCACTTTGAAGAAGATATTAGCACTATCAATAAGCAATGCAATCTTACCATCTATCTCAAACATGGGGATCTCAAAATCTAGAGTTTCATTATAAAACTCATCAGGCATGTCTGCTTTAGTGGAATCTTTAGTGTAACGCTTCCGAGCGTACTTCGAGAAGTCAATCTGTACTAGATCACCAGGTTTATACTCTCGTACCCCAGGTCCTACAGCAATAACTTCCTGTACTTCTTTAAGCATACCTACAGAGTCTTTTTCAATAAGACCTGCTTCACTTACACACTCTTCCTCAGTGTAAGTATTAGATGTTACTATCATCTTCGTGAACGGAGGCGTCACCCTCTTTATCTTGAACTGCTTTCTCTGCATATTCCTTAAACTTTTTATTAAGGAACTGAGCTCGGGAATATGATGCATAAAACTTGCCTAAGCTAGGAACATTGATGCTAGTCTGCATCTTCGTGAATTCCTCCTCTGTCATATCCTCATTTACAGGAACATTTTCTAATGTATCCTTTACCCAGTTCCAATACTCTCTATAAGCTATTTCTATTACATCATCAGGTATGTTAAGCTTCTCAGAAGCTGCAAGAATTATATCTTGAAGAGTCTTATTATTTATCATAACTTACCTTGAAATTTAGTAGTAGCTTATATGAATCTCCTTCATATTCCAATGAGGGAATATATCTCTTACTTATAGTGTTATTAGTAATAACACCCGCTTTTCGTAGATTGGTTAATACTGACTGAAAGTTTCCCGGAGATATGCCTAAGTTTGCTACAATACCTTTCTTAATCTCATCAGTGAACAAAACTTTGTCCAGTATATCATCATCTGTAATTGTTCTAGATAATTCAAATCTACGTTGTAATAGTGCTGCTAACACTGCGAGCTCCCTACCAGGTAATCTATGTAAAGGTTTAAGAAACTCTAGCCAGAGCTTGAAAAAGTTTAGGCCAGAGGTCTTTAAATTGGTAGAAATAGACACAATGTCAGTATTCTTAGTCATATCCCGTTTACTCATTATTCTACATCTTTATCTGCTTCACAAGTTTCACATGAATCAGGTTCAGGAATTGTAAGCATATTCTCAATATTAATAACTGCCTTACTTACAAAGTCTTCACTAAAAAGATCCTTATACTTAAGGACATTGAATAAACTATCAAGACGCTTACCCATAACAACTTCCATAGCTCGATTATATTCCACTAATAGCTGTTGATACTCTTTATGC